CAAAACAAAATCAAAAAACATACAGTTAATCATTGACCTTGATAAATAAAAAGCGCATAATAAAACATGTGCATAAGGCATATAAACATTTTAGGCATATCATAGGAGGCATTTAAAATGGCATCACTCGCAGAAATCCGTGCTAAACTTCAAGAAGCACAATCAAAGTCCACAGGACAATCCACCGGCGGTGGAGACAACGCAATTTACCCACACTGGAACATGCAAGAAGGCAAGGAAGCGGTTATCCGTTTGCTACCTGATGGCAATCCCAACAACACATTTTTCTGGGTAGAACGTGCAATGATCAAACTGCCATTCGCTGGCATCAAAGGTGAGACTGATAGTCGTCCAGTTCAAGTGCAGGTTCCATGCGTGGAAATGTACAACGACGGCACAGCTTGCCCAATCCTTAGCGAAGTGCGTGGTTGGTTCAAAGACAAGAGTCTAGAAGAAATGGGTCGTAAGTATTGGAAAAAGCGTTCGTACATTTTCCAAGGCTTCGTAGTTGAAGATCCAATCAAGGAAGACAAGATTCCAGAAAACCCAATCCGTAGATTTATCATTGGTCCTCAGATTTATAATATCATCCGTTCAGCATTGATGGATCCAGAACTAGATGAGCTGCCAACAGACTATTTGAAAGGTCTAGACTTCCGCATTGCCAAGACAAGCAAAGGTGGATTTGCTGACTATTCTACATCAAAGTGGAGCCGTCGTGAACGTTCACTAACAGATGTTGAAAAAGCAGCCATCGACACTCACGGACTGTATGATCTCAGCGGCTTCCTTCCTAAGAAGCCCACAGATGTTGAGCTCAAGGTCATGAAAGAAATGTTTGAAGCATCAGTAGACGGTGAAGCCTACGACATGGATCGTTGGGGCCAGTATTTCAAACCAGCAGGTATGGGCCAGGCCACTGGTGATCCCAACAAAGCCGTAGTTCGCGCACCTGTAGTCGATGAAGATGCAGATGACGCTCCGGCGGCCGTGTCCGCTCCAGCGAGTGCTCCTGCAGCACCAGCTGCAACCGCAGAAGGTGCTAGTCGTGCGCAAGACATCCTTGCCATGATTCGCAATCGTCAAAAGCAATAAAACTAAACTAGAAGAGTGCGAGTAAGTCTCGCACTCTCTTTCATATCTCTGGAGAACAACAATGACAAAATTAACTAAACTTGTAAAAGTAAATGAAAACATCAGCATCAATCGTTACGACAACGGTTGGATGGTCGAAATTGGCGGTCGCGATAAAAAAGAAGAATGGAAAACTACCAAAACTCTTTGCAATACTGAAGAAGAATTAATTGCGTTGATCAAAGAATACAACGCAATGGACCTGGACAACTAATATGGCCAAAGCATTTGATATTAGTAAATTTAGGAAGTCAATTACTAAATCTATTGACGGATTAAGTATTGGCTTTAACGACCCAACCGATTGGGTTAGCACAAACAACTATGCATTAAACTATCTTATCAGTGGCGACTTTAAGCGTGGTATTCCGTTGGGCAAAGTAACTGTGTTTGCTGGTGAATCCGGTGCAGGTAAATCATTTATCTGTTCAGGCAATCTAGTTAAGAATGCACAAGCACAAGGAATTTTTCCAATCTTAATTGATACAGAAAATGCACTTGACGAAAAGTGGTTACACGCACTTGACGTTGACACAAGCCCAGATAAGTTGTTGAAACTTAACATGGCTATGATTGATGATGTGGCAAAGACTATTACAGAATTTGTTGCAGAATACAAAACAATGCCCGAAGACGAACGTCCTAAGGTACTGTTTATTATCGACTCGTTGGGCATGTTACTGACTCCCACTGATGTTAACCAGTTTCAAGCCGGGGATCTCAAAGGCGACATGGGTCGTAAGCCTAAAGCACTAACAGCACTGGTTCGTAACTGTGTGAACATGTTTGGTAGTTTAGGTATTGGTCTAGTAGCAACTAATCACACATACGCAAGTCAGGATATGTTTGATCCAGATGATAAGATCTCAGGCGGTCAAGGTTTCATTTACGCATCTAGTATCGTTGTTGCTATGCGTAAACTAAAACTGAAACTTGATGCAGACGGTAACAAGACTACAACTGTACAAGGTATTCGTGCAGCCTGTAAGATTATGAAAACACGTTATGCAAAACCTTTTGAAAGTGTACAGGTTGAGATTCCTTATGAAACAGGTATGAGTCCATATAGTGGATTGGTCGACCTGTTCGAAGCCAAAGGCATGCTCAAGAAAGAAGGTAACAGCCTTGTCTACACTACCAAAGACGGTGAGATCATCAAGCAGTTCCGCAAGGCATGGGAACGCAATGAGAAAGACGGTCTTGACATTGCCATGGAAGACATTTCCAAACACGGTGAAATTTCCACTTCTGAGATAACTACTACAGTTGAACCAGATTTGGAGGAAGCTCAATGAAAGAAGATTTAATTGCTGACCTGTGGCATGTGGTAATTGGACATATACCAGAAAAACAAAGAGCAGACGTGGCCAGCGATTTTGTAAACACCTTGTTAGATTACGGCATCAAAGAAAGTGTATTAGATAGTCTTCAAGGAGTAGATCCGTATCTTGACGAAGCTATTGCTTATGCCATTGACGGTGAAGAAATTGAAGATGACGCAGACAGCTACGATGAAGAGGAATAAATGAATTGGTATGATCGAGTTTCAAAAGATATTTCAAATATCCCAGATGCTGTGGCCTATTATGAAGCTGAATTAATTTCAGCAAAACAAGATGTCCGCGTAGCGGGAAACATTGAGAAGGCCTCTGCGCAAATGCCCGGTATCGTTGAAAATCGATTCAACCAACTTCAAGAAATTGAAGGTATTTTAGAATACCTCAACATCGAACTTCGTAGACTTCGAAGTCAGCACTTCCGTAAATATCTCGAAAACTACCAACGTCAGTTAAGCTCTAGAGACTGTGAAAAGTTTGTAGAAGGCGAAGCTGACGTTGTAGATTTCGAAAAGATCATCAATGACTTTGCTCTTTTACGGAATAAATGGTTAGGTATAATCAAAGCCTTAGATATAAAACAATGGCAATTGAGTAATATTGTTAAATTGCGCACTGCTGGGTTAGAAGACGCCACACTTTAAATAGTCCTATAATATACGCAGATAAATATCTGCATGAAAAAGATTGTTCTAATCACTGGAGGATTTGATCCTCTTCATTCTGGGCACATTGCCTATATCAAAGCAGCTAGAGAACTTGGCGATTCGTTAGTTATCGGAGTTAACTCTGATGAGTGGCTTCGTCGAAAGAAAGGGCAAGAATTTATGCCCTGGGAAGAACGTGCAACTATCATGTCAGCACTTCAAGATGTTGACAGAGTTATTAACTTTGATGACAGCGATAACAGCGCCAAGGATGCTATTAGAAAAGTAAGAGCAATATATCCTAACGCACAAGTTGTTTTTGCCAACGGTGGGGATAGAACTAAAGAAAATATTCCCGAAATGGACTTACTTAAAGAGATGCTGATGCTAAACTTTGTGTTTGGCGTTGGCGGCGACGATAAAAAGAATTCTAGCTCATGGATTCTACAAGAATGGAAAACACCTAAAACCGAACGAACATGGGGATATTATCGAGTACTGCACGAAGTAGGTGCCAATACCAAACTCAAAGAACTCACTGTGATGCCTAAAACATGCCTGAGCATGCAACGACACGACAGTCGTGCAGAGTTTTGGTTTGTGGCCGAAGGTGAAGCCACGGTGTACACCTTGGATGAAGCCAGTACTGATCAAGAAATCAAATGTAGTCTTACCATGCACGAGCACACCTTCATTAAAGTTGATGAGTGGCATCAACTGTGCAATGAAACCAACCGACCTTTGAAGTTGATTGAAATACAATACGGTGAACGTTGTGTTGAAGAGGACATTGAAAGAAAATGAAAGATTGGGTTTTCTTGAGTAAAGATGGCACAGACGAATACATAGAAAAATTAGCAAGATCCTGTAGAGGAAAAATAACATCCACAGATGATTTTGTCTATGAAGATTCAAATCAACCTATTGTACTGCGAGGCATATTAAAACACAAAATAATGAAACGCTGCTGGGAAGATGGTCGCGATTTCTATTATATGGATACTGGTTATTTTGGCAATGAAGTTACACCAAGAAATCCCAACGGATGGAAATACTGGCATCGAATTGTAAAAAATAATCCGCAACACGATGAAATTATATCTAGACCAGGCGACCGATGGAAGCAATTTAATAAAAACATCGAACCTTGGAAAAAATTAGGA